TGATTCCTTCTCTATCTTCTCCACAGCCTCGTCACGCTTTTCTTCTGCCTGATGTTGAACGAAGGCACTATAACTTTCATTACTAACGACATGGAGACGCCGGCAGTCGTAATTTGCGAGACTTACCGCAGACGTTGGCAAATAGAGACACTATTCAAACGTCTAAAACAGAACTTCCCTCTCAAATACTTTCTTGGCGACAACCGTAATGCTATACAGATTCAGATATGGGTAAGTCTTATTGCTTGGTTGCTTATGCAGGTAGTTAAGAAGCGGGTAACAAAACGCAAATGGAGCTTGTCCAACCTAATGAGTGCTGTTCATATATTATTGAATTCGTATGTCAACCTGTTTGACTTCCTAAATCTTCCAGAAGGACAGTGGCTCAAAATCATCAAAAGCAGAAGCCAAAAAGAGGAAATATCACCACAACTGGAACTTTTTGACAAAGAAAGGGGGCCTAATTTTGAAAACTCGAGAACAACTGCCTATTTACAGGCATTAAGCCAATAAAAGAGACTGAACACCGATTTTTATCGGACAGCAATAATTAAAATCATCGTCCGAATTATCGTCCGAATCATCATCAAAATTGAAATATTCATCATCTTCAACAACCGGGTCAAAGTTGATGTTGCGCGGTTTAATCTGCAAATCGCCATCTTCGTTGTTGTGCATATCAAACAGCCCCATTGGGAAATGAAACATTGCAACACCCGCTTCAAATGATACGGATTGCCCCGGTTCATTGCGAATTGCATTTATTCCATCATAGAGAATTTGAAGTTCCTTTGCAATCTTTTGGTGCAAATCGAACAAATCCTTGCCCGATTTAGTATTGCAATACTCCTTGGCATTCTCAATGATTTCTTCTTTGGTGGAATCCAATAAATAGACACCCCCATTGTCATTGATACCAATGCAACAAAGCAATTCAGGGTTTCCGATGCTCGTATTGTTGTAAATCGTTGTTGAACCCTTGAATGGCAACAAAGCATTTGTGAATGCCTGAATCTTCTTGTTGTCCACATCCTCGGCAACACCCGCCAATCTTGCGTCCATTTCGTTATAATTGTTGCGGGCATCGTTGAAAAGCTGCATCAACGCATCGCCATTGTTGGTGATTGCATCAACCAAGTTTTCTTTGGTTACTTCAAGCCCTAAACCCTTGATGGCGTGTGCCAATGTTGCCAAAGGCTTAACAAAGTTATCTTCGACATTTTGAATGTTCGCTTGTGCCTTTTCGGCATTTTCTTTTATCAAATATCTTTTCATTGTTAAATCTCCTTTCCGTTAAATTTACCTTGTTTATCGTCAATCCATTGTTTCACCGCTTCGGACATTTTTGTTTCTTCCGAATCTTGCTTTTCCTGTGCCATTATGGGTCTCAATGTTTCTTGCACAATGGAATCAATTATTTCTTTGGTTTTATCCGAAAAATCCATTTTTGTATGCATTTTTGTTGTTAATCACTCGTTTGATTTAGTAAACCAATTATGTTTCAATCGCTTATGTTTTGAAATTTAAGTCCAAGTTGGACTTTATGACGTATCAAACACGAATCTCGGTTTTGTTTTCCTTGCCATCATATCACTAAATTTTTACAACATTTCTTCAAGACGGTTTATTTCGTCCCGGATTGCTTGCCTTTCATCGTGTAATACCTGTATGTCGTAAGGCAATGTTTCGCCCACCAACGAACATTCATAACACTTCGTAACCTTGTAATCGGATTCCGAAAGTTGTTGTTTCAATTCGTCAATTTGTGCTTCGATGGTTTCGGGGTCAATCTTGGTTTCCCAAGACTGTACCACCTTGCCATCAACGATTGTGAACGTGTCCTTTGCGATATACACGGCATCGCATTGAGGCGGGTCGCTTGCCACAAAATCAAGGAATCCGGCATTCCTTAACTCTGTAACCCTTGACCCATTTGTTGGGTTACAATATCTTAAATCTATTGTTCCGTCCGATAAAATCTTTGCTAATTCCATAATATTTTATTTTAAGAATGATATTCCAATACGTGATAACCACCATTGTAGTAACGCAAGCGCAACACATCGCCTTTTGCCATATCATAAGATGAAATGGTTTGTCCATTGTAGCCATATATTTGCGCCCCGGTTCTTGATGCAATGTTAAGTTTGTTTGGCATTGCTCGGTCGCACATAATTTCAATGTCAAACATCACATCACGGCTTCCCGTTTCGCTGTCAATTTGCGTTTTTGTAGGTAATCTAACTGTAAGATAAGACGTTGTGCAAGCATTGAAATGGAATTTATGTGTAGAAGCAAAAAGGGCTTCTATTATGTCGGTGTATACTTGCCCAATGTAACCATCTTCAAATTGTGCAACGCCACCGATTCCAAACATAATTCCATCATATTGAATTGCTCGTTGAATATACCACCCGTGATTATTAAATATGTGATTCGCCGGGCGACATTTGGCATACAAAGCGACTGCACTTTGTGCGTATGCCGAATTGTCGATATATTCAAAACGTGCCAAACAAGGATAACCCATTGTTGCCGGGAACACATTTGCGCCAATACCCGACCACATTGTGCGACTTGCTGAATTTTCGGAGAACTTCACAAAATCGTTCATTATACACAATCCACTTTGGCTTGTCGAACCAAGTGTTTCAGCAACACCAATTCTTCCTTGCGTGATTTCAAAACCGCCAATATAGCCGGATATTGCATTTATAACACCCTCAACGGTGGCTTTGGTCATAACAACCGAACCGTCTTGAAGTACACGGAATGGTGCGGTTGCTCGATTATCAAATGATGCGCCCGCCCAAAAGCGAACCGAACTTGCCGTTGTTCCTTGCCCCGTCATACCTGCAAGAATACTTTGATTGTCGCCCGCAACCTGAATTGTGCCAGACGTTACAATTCCGCCATCAATGGTTGTTTGTGTATTGTCATAATACACGGCAATATCCCAATCATTCACATTGTAAGACTGTGAAGATGTCTTCTTGGTGATACATCGGCGCAACTCCTTTCCGTCAACCCACAAATCGCCAACCTCATAAGGTGGGTAGGGGGTTACGACAAACACACGCCTTTTACTATCTGCGGTATCCTGTGCTTGGCTTGCCGCTTCATAAGCTGCAATCGCTTTGGCATCTTCTACCTTTTTCCAAGCATACGAATTTGTGTAATACTTCAATTCGTTCTTGGAGGTATGATACCACATATCGCCAACGTGCTTTTTTTTCACGGCTATTGTTGTCCAAGATGAAGCCGGGTCGGTAGTTTGAAACCAACATTCAACCTTTCCATCTATTTGCCCCAAAATGTCAGCAATATCGCTATTGTATGAACTATTGATAAAGTCATTCAAGCCCGAATCGTCGGTGTACTTTGAAGCCTTTCCCCAATCGCCGGATGAATAAGACCCGGATACACGGGCGGTTTTGCATCGCATAATGTCACCACTTGCACCCTGAACCCACAAATCGCCAACTTCATAAGGGGTGTAAGGGGTTGAAGTGAAAATTCGCCGCTTTGTTCCGGCAAGTTTCAAAGCATCATTTGCAATTGCTAATGCTTGTGCAACTTCTGAATCCCGCAATTCTTGCCACGAATAAGTATTGCCGTTCTTGATGAAGCGGAACACCTTGCCCGTGTCGGTGTTATAAAACAAGTCGCCAAGGTGATTTTCTTTCAACTCCGATGTTGTCCATTCGCTTGCCGGGGCATTATCCAAGGTTGGATCGTATGTATCGAAGAATTGTTCAATCTGACCATCCAATTGCGCTTGGATTTCCGACAACAAGCCCGGCAAGGTGTTGTTGATAAAGTCCTTGCTTTCCAAAGATTCCGCGCCCAATTGTTCAAGCGTTTTTTGCTCGCCATTTGAAGTGAACACGATTCGTCCGCCGATTTCGGAATTATCCAAATCAAAGTATGTTGTTCCGTCCGCCGATTCAATACGTCCTGTCTTGATGAATCGCCCGTTTATCATCGTGAAACCATACGTCAAGGCAAGTGAACGTGCTTTCAATTCGGGGTCAATGCTTGACAATGTACCAACCAAGAAATGATAATAATTCGCATCTTCATTGACCTTGATTTGGCTTGTCGTAAAGATGAATGAACCCGCTGTTCCCGCCTTTTCACATTTGGCATACAAATAATATGGCACATCACTTGTCAATGTGGCTTGTGCATCTGCCATCACCCAAGACACCGCCGTTTCTTCGTTGATGGTGTAATGGGTAAGAACGCCACCTTGCCACTTCACAACATTGTTGTTGCCTTGGAAATTAGGTTGAAACACCGTATTCATAAGCCCGAATTGCATTGATTTTGCACCAACCGACAACGCCAAAGTGTCAATGGAATTTGGCTTTATCTTGTCGGTGTAATAATCACCTTCGGGGTCGAATACCATATTCAGTACCTCACGACTTGAACGCCAATTTGCACGTGCGCGGGTGGGGTCTTTGAGGTTGTTAATGGTAACAATCTTGTCAAGTTCTACCAAGTCGGAAATCACGCGGTTGGTGATTGATGCACTTGTTACCGTGTCCGAAATGGTCAAGATGTATTCGTATGGGTCAAGGATATTTCGCACAAATGATTTTATGCGAATCGCCTTGTCCACATCAATGTCTGCATCGACAACGTGCAAGTAATCACCGGGGGCAAAGAAATTCGTTATCGAATCACTTGTTCCCACCAACTTTTCCAAATACGCCTTGGTTACACTCAACCCATATTGCACCTTTGGTTGGCAATTTTGGTCGTAATACTTATTTCCAACCTCTGCCAATCTTTCTTCGGCTGCCGCTTCAATATCTTGCGAATAGGCAATATCAAGCACCTTGTATTCATCTTTGTTTTCGGCACTAAATTGGAATGCCACCGATGTTTCGGACGGAAATACACTTCCACGGTCGTCGGTAAACTTTTTCAATGTAAACTTGTGTGTGGCGTGGTCGTATGCCTTAACCTCAAAATCATATCCGGCAAGATTGCCCGTATTGAAGTGGATTTTTGCCGCAACTCCATTCATAAGATATAATGTTTCGCCTTGTGCATTCTTGGCATTCAGGTCGAAAGGAAACTTTGTGTCGATGAATGAAAATTCATCAACTTTGCTTTCAACCGACCCCGTAAACGTGGGCTTGACATCATCAAAGTTCTTGCGACCCTCAAAAATGCCATATTTTGCCACCATTTCGGCTTTCTCAATATAGGATTGCCCCTTTGTTCGTCCCGGTAAACAAAGGCGGTCGGCGCGATATTTTGAAGTAATGTTTTCGGTTGAACCATACACTTTCAAACGCGTAACAATGTTTGCAGACGATACGTTTTGACGGTTCAAATCATACAGTCCGCGCCCCTTGCCATATTCAAACGTATATGGCAATGTTTGTCCGACCCTCTCATAAAGATTGATAGTGTAAACGCCATCGGCTTGCACAATATCAAATTCAACATTGAAGTTGGATTGACCACAAAGGTTTTGAAGCACCGACAAGCAATTGTCGGATTCGCCAAAAGTCAAAGTCTTGTCCCCGATGGTATTAGGGCATGCGCCCAATTTCCACTTTCCGGGGAACACACGGTTAGCATTGGCGACAAGAACCGTCATAAATCGGTGCAAATTGCCCGTCAAGCTGTCGCCCTGAATGTCTTGCAACTCATTCGTGGTTGTGTCAATGGTCAAGTCGTATGTTACACGGAAAAGGTCGTATTGTACGCCCTCAAATTGTAGGGTGTATTGAAATTCGTGCATTCCCGTTTTCTTGACCGACGGCAAGCGGTTTAACTTATAATCACGTCCAAAGATGGTGATTCGGTCGCCAATGTTGTATGTTTGGGGGAATGGTGATTCAATGGTAATGTCCACCGTATCTTCGGCATTCAACGCCCAATTCTGCCTTGCAGACACAACCCCGGTTGCCGTGCGCCGATTCTGCATTGGCACACGTTTCCCGCTTGGCTGTGTAATGATAATGTCTATTAAATTTGTTGCACTCATTTTAGAAGTCTATTTTTGAAATTATTTTTTTCGCCACTCATTTATCAATTCCCCATTTCTATTGCCGTCCCTGTCTGCATACATAATCATTATTTTGTCGTATATATGCGCCATTGATATGCGTTCTTGTAATTCGTCAAACTCATAATGCAAGATTTTTTCGATTGGGAACGGTAAGCATTTGGCGATATGGTTGCGCATTTCTTTTTTTGCGTTCACCATTGATTCCACCCACTCATTCTTTTTCCCTTGAAGCATCAAACAAGATGATTCCAAACTTGAAACAATCATTTGCCGTGTATATTCTGCATCAAAACACCCATTTGAATATTGGCACATTTTCAAATACTGTTGCAAATTGAATGTCTTACAAATGTTGGCACGTTTCAATGAAATTTCGTCCGCCCGGCTGCACAACACAACATCGGTCGGCGCATATTCCAACAATATGATTCTTATGTTATCGGGATTCATACTTTGAGCAATCAATAAACGAAAGTACCAATCAAACCCCATCTCCAACATCGGTAAATCAACCGCGTATATTCCCGGTGCGTTTGCTTCTACACTTTTGGCGTTGAAATCCCAATCGCGCCCCATAAACATTTCGGATTTGTTGATGTTTGAAATACGCAATGCAAAACGTTTATTGGTTGGCATTTCGATTTTGGATTGAGAAAAGCAAATCTTGCTTTCCTTGTCAATTATCACATTGATATTGTTTGCATAATAAGCCCCAATTGAAGTTGCCATTTTCCCCGGACGTGGAACAACACCACAACGCCACAAATCCAATCGGTCGGCATCGAAACAAATATCAATTGTTGGGTCGCCTGTTCTCAATGTTGTTGTGTGTAATTCGCAAGCCTTGGCAAGCATTTCAATTTCTTTATCGGACAACGACTTTAATAATGAATTTCGCAAGGTCTTGACCAACTGTGCCGCTTTAACCCCGTGTTCAGCTTCGCACATCCTTTCTTGCTCCAACTTTTTCATATTTGAAGATGATTCAATATATTTGGGGCGATTGGTACAAGAAGAACGGCAAGCATCGTGGAAATACGCAAAAAGACGTGCAACCAACACATTGATGGTCGGATTGCTCAACAATAGAACATTTCTTTCAACCCGTTGTGAATGTTCCAAACCGTGTATGTTATCGTTTGGGTTCGTGTGTTTCGACACAATCGCAATAACATCGTCAAAGTTTACCTTTTGGCACATTTCTTCATTCTTTGAATCCATTTTTATATGTCATTTTGTATGTAAAACAATCGTTTTGATTTATAAACCATTGAAATTCAATCGGGATTTTGTTTGAGATAAAGTCCTAATGCGACCCGAACCCATTTTCAATGTCCAATTTTCGTTGAAGTTCTGCAATCTCTCTTTCCAATTCTTCATCGGTCTTATTTGTCAATAAGTCCTTGCCGTTCTTGCCTGTAATCTCGGACGAATGGCGATTCTTCCAATTATCAGGGTCGCAATTGGTTAATGTAAAGATGATTGCCGCCGTGTCGGGCTGAATGTGCTTTTTCACATTCTTTTGTTCCTTGATTACCGGGTTGCCTTTCTTGTCCGGCACGGTGGTAACGTGCGTTTCCACTACATCATACCCCGTGATTTTCTTCATCAATGATTTCTTGGCTTCAATATTCATTTTGTCCAATAATTCATTGTTGGCATCTTCGACCGCCTGTGCAAATTCGGGGTTGTCATTCTGCCACCGATAAAACGTTTGGCGCGAAATTCCCACATTGTTGCACACCTCGGCAATCGTATATGTATCGGCACGTATCATTGCCAAGATGCGTTCCGCAATTTTCTTGTTATACTTCTTCATATTTTTCCTTTTTTAGCCCGGTTTTGTAACTTTTGTCACATTTGTTCCCACGTTGCGGTGATTTTGCTTTCCCAATACTTGCTTTCATCAGGGGTCGCCTGTAAGAAGTGAATCGGCATTCTATCTTCTTGCATTGCCTGAACCAAGACTTCATCAATGAATGGTGCGGCAACAACCCATCGGCGTTTTGTTTTGGCATCACTTCTTAACTGCCCGGTCTTGTAAGATGCTTCGACCGCAAAAATCGCTTTCAAAGCCGCCGCAAGTGGAATGGTTGTTTGGTTCACCTCGCACAAAATTTCAGTTACATAGTCGTTGGTGTGCATAATCGTTAATCTTGCCACCTCACTTCCTTGCCCGGCGTAAACCTGAATTTTGAATAAACCAACCATTCCGCCCCAACCGCAAATTGTGGATATTTCCGAAATGTTATCTTTGAGCCATTCCGCATATTGTTTGGCATCACCTGAAAAGAAATTCTTGTTGCTCATATTTTTTGATTTGATTGTTACTTCCATTCGTCATTTGGTCTTTTCCAAATTGAATTAACATTGTTGGTTCTTTTTGCACTCGCTGTTGGTCGTTGCGGCTGTTTTTCTTCTCGCTTTGCCCAAGTTGTTACCGCACTTTTCCAAGACTTCATCTTGTTTTTACCGACCAACCACCCGTTTGAATCATAAAAGGCAATGAATGCTTCGGCATCAATTGAATATCCTTTTTCCTTGATATAATTTTCAACCTCTTGGAGTGTTGGCGGGGTAAAACGGGACGTTTTGCCCTTATTCTTCTTTATATCAATATCATTTACATTATCATTATCATTATCACTTTCATTATCATTATCAGCTACGTTTGCCAAGTTTTGCTTGCTTTTGGTAGCATTTGGTAGCACTTGGTAGCATTTGGTAGCATTTGCCAAGTTTTCCGCTTTTTTGATTCCGCCTTGTCGTCCTGATTCTGCACGTTTCTTGCATACTTCATCATATTTGGCGGTGTCGCGGTCGATTTGATTCTTAAAACCAAGGAACAATGCTTTCAAAAATGGGTTTTCGATAGTTGGAACAACCCCGGTACGCGCATACTTCAACACTTCAAGGAACAAAACGCCCCTTTCGGCATCGGGTATCACTTCCAATTGCTCCAAACAATCGGTG